ACTAAGCGTTCTAACAGTATTAACACTCACTAATGCAAAAGATGAGGGGCTTGTGCTAGTAATTGTTCCAATATCTATTGTAGGCAAAGTTATTGTGCCATTTTGAGCGACAGCAAATCCACTTAAGGTAACGTCAGAACAAGTTAAGCTTGGAAGTAATGGCTGAGTAGCTGTGGTTGTACAGGTTACTCTAGCTCCAGAATTAGAATACCCATTTGGGGCTTTTATAACTACACTTAAAGTTCTGGCAGTGTCTGTCCCAACAACACTAAAGCTAGAAGGTGTGGTAGAAAGTATTGTGCCTACATCTACAGTAGGGAGTGTTATATCTCCATTTTGAGCAACAGAAAACCCACTTAAAGTCACAGCATCACAATCAAACAAAGGATTGCCTTGACTGACTAAAGAACCAAGACCTTGATTTATTAATTCACCATCACAACATTCTATAGAATAGGTTTCTTCATCCGCACAAAGACAACCTCTTCTGGAATCTTGAGGGGATGAAGTTCTACCACTATAATCTCTTCTTTTGTGACCCATTAGGTGGCTTTAGGATGCTTGCTAGGAAGCAAGTCATTATCTGTAA